GGAATAGACGAACTACCACAATATCCTTCGCCAGATATATATAATTTTTTAAGATCATCTTTACGTTCAGTTGATCCAGAGATACCTGTGTACATGAGATCCACAGGCAATCCAGGTAACATCGGATCCCAATGGGTACGAGAGATGTTTGTAAACCCTGCTGTGCCAAATTCAACCTTTAATTTGGAAGTTAACACACCAACAGGAGCTAAAGTAATCACTCGTAGGTTTATACCTGCAAAGTTGCAAGATAATCCTTATTTAACTCAGACCGATGATTACTACGCAATGTTGGCATCATTACCTGAGGTTCAACGTAAACAATTTTTAGAAGGAGATTGGGATGCATTCGAAGATTCAGCGTTTCCTGAATTTAGTAAAGCTACTCATGTGGTCGATCCCTTTGAGGTACCTAAAGGATGGCAGCGGTTTCGTGCTGCTGATTGGGGTTATTCTTCTCCTGCTTGTGTCCTTTGGTTTGCTATTGATTATGATAATAATTTGTGGATCTATAGAGAACTTTATACCAAAAAGATTACAGCAGATGTTTTCGCACGAAAAGTCTTAATAGCAGAGAAAGATGAATATATTCGTTATGGGGTACTGGATGCAAGTACCTGGGCAAAGCGTGGAGATATAGGACCCAGTATTGCTGAAACGATGATTCAGACAGGATGTAAATGGAGACCTTCAGATCGTACACCTAGAAGTAGAATTAGTGGTAAGTTAGAAATTCATAAACGATTAAAATTAAATGATGATAAGAAAAAAGAACCAGGTTTAAGAATCTTTTCAACTTGCAGAAATTTAATTAGGACATTACCAATTCTACCTTTAGATGATACTAATCTTGAGGATATTAATACAAACGTAGAAGATCATGCTTATGATGCTTTACGTTATGGTTGCATGAGTCGACCGATGCATACAAGTTACGCAAGTCGTATGTATAAACAACCCAAACCCCAATATAACCCCGTAGACAGAGTGTTTGGATATTAATAGTGTCAAAAGAAAAGTTACCAGAATTAAATAAAAAGAAATTTCCCTATAAATTAGTTTTAA